TCTGAGTTAGATACAGCTATGTTTAAAGCATCTTTATATTCATTACTAGGTATAAGCCTATCGTCTAAATCTTTGTTCATTTTAGACGCTAAAAAACTATTCTTTACTTCTGCCATTTAATTAGTGTTTAATTAGCTTAGATTGATTTCTCATTATATTAGAGATTTCACTTAGCTTCATGTTTGATAGTCTTATTTTAGCATTTCTTAACTTAGCGCTTCTTTCTTTTTTTAATCTGTTAACAACGTACTCTGGTTGATTGGATCTGCTAGCTAAAACACAATAGCTAATATGCGCATACATAGCTCCTTCTGCCATTTTAGGAACTTTAGTGTCAAGATCATAAGCTAAGCCGTCGGATAAGTATTCTAATATTATTATTTTGTCAGCTAGGTCACTTGAGAAAGAAAACTTACCTTCTCTTTTGTTAATCATAAAAAGCCCGTTACGATTAGTACTTGATGGGTTTAACCCATATCTTTGACCTACTTGATTGTTTTGACCTGTTACTTTAATCATGTCAAGATCACTAAATCTTTCTTCAGTCAGTGAACTACCTGCGTCTATATTATTACCAAAACTATCTTGCAGCTGAATACCTCCATCATCCTGTAAAGGTAATGAAGTAGGGGCTTTACTTATAGTGTTAGGGTAAATAGGTCTAACTAAACCATTATCGTCAACACTGGAGATACTAACGTAATTAACGTAGTCTTGAGGTATTGGTACACTTAAGTTTAAAGGTACAGCCAGTTCTTGAGATTTTATACTGTTTATAGTATCATAAGAAAATTCTTGTAATCCTCTTTTTGCATGAAATATAATATCACTTCTTTTAACCCTCGGTATAAGTTTGTCTTCACCTACATAAGCAACTATAAAGTTGTTTACAACATCGTTTAAAGAAACGTAAGCATATCCACCATAGTTTTCTTGTCTTGCGGATTTTTTTAGTTGAATAATTATTTGATCGTTAGCAGCAGTGCCTGACACAGATACAATAGCTCCAGTTAAAGTGTAGTTAGTAGATTCAGTTAAAAGTATATTGTTTTTAAAAACCTCGTAGTTAGAATTTTGAGACCCGCTTATTGTAGGTTTTAATACGACATCCCCAGTCCACGTTATGTTTGATGACCCGCCGCCGGTTGGTTCTATATATGATTGTTGACCAGAGTAATAGTGCGCGTTGTTTTCTGTTATTAAACCCATTTATTATCTTTTTTCGTTTATATTTTGTTGTTGTACTTGGGCAGAGGCAGCCTGTATTATTTGAGGATCTCTTATAATTATACCCGCGTAAGCTAAAACTCTTAATATAACTTCTGTTTGCTCTGAAGAATGTAATTCAAAATCAGTAGTGCCGTTAGTGGTAAAAACAAAAATACCTAAACCTGCATCCGCAACAAAATTCCAATTTATGTTTAGTGGTTTTCTTATAAAAGAAGTATCAATAGCGTTTATAGTTGTAGGTTCTATTTTTAAAGAACTACCCTCTTGTAAATATATAGGGTATAATTCTGTAGGTTTTGTTAAAGGTGATTTTATTATATTGTAGTATTCTTTTCTACCTACTTTTTGTAGTTCTATGTTATTATAAGTAACTGTGTTTAATCTATGTACATCTGAAAGATTAACTACTCCGCTTGATACGGTGTATGTGCTATTATTTTCAAATATTGATATTTTTTCTTCTAAATATGATAAGCGATCTGCATAGTCTGCATCTGTTTGAGGAGCTCTAACTATTTGATTTAAGTCTTCAAAATACTTTTCAAATATTTCAAGTTGCACTTGCTGTCCAATTTTATTAAACTCATCCGGCGTCATATATCCACGCTGCTCTTTGTTAAGTATTAATAAAACTGTTTTGTATACAGTATCTACGCTTATTGCCATTTATTTATTTTTTTATGTAATATAAGGGGACAGAGTTAACTATCCCCTATATATTGATTATTACACGTTAGTTTAGTTTTTTCTCTATTGACTTCAAAACTTCAATACCTTCATCGGTTTTAAAGAAAGCAGCCATAGCAGAATAAGGATTTTCATCAAAAGGCACAGTCATTAACTTTCTGTTATTACTAGCCCAATTAAATGTCCTGTTGTCTCCGCTTAAACTTATAATCCCAGTCTCTGTTGCTTTAATAGCTACGTTACGTAAATGAACGTTATCGTCATTAGCTAGTTCTATGAACAAACCTGGATTACTTTTAGCGAATATATATAAATCTCTTTTTATTTCCTTAGAACTCATAGAAGATACTTCAGATCCTTTTTCAACTCGTAATATCGCTTCTGCTTGATCAACATCCATAGTTCTTGCATTGGAGATTGCTTCAAACTCAAGCTCTAAATCTTCTAGTTCATCCTTAGCTTCTTCTTGAGCATCAAACTCGTAATACTTTTTTCCTAAGTCAGGATGGAATATTGATAGTAATTTTTGTAAATTTTGCTTTTGCTTAGGTACAGTTAATATACCGCTTTCAAAAACAATTTGCCCTAACGTAGCCTCTCCTTTTTGATCTTGTACAAATGGAGATTGCTGGTTAGTAGCGTATCTAATTTCTTTTTGAATACCTTCTACTTCATCAAAGTAAAGCAAAGGTTTTAACCTTGAATGTCTAGATTTAAGTCTAAGTGTTAAAGGTTCTTCGTTTCCAGCTAAGTAATAGCTTCTGTCTTTTATTTCCCACTTTGGTCCTGTAGGTTGTACTGGCGTAGATGCTGTTTTAGCTTCTACTATTGGTTGAGGTGCAACCTCTACTTTTTTTGCTGTAGCTTGTTTAGCCATAATATAATAAGATTTAATAATTTAATAATTTAATAAAGGTAATAATTACCCTCGTAAATTCAACGAGGGTAAAAATTACAATAATATACTCTTGACTATGTGAATAATACAAAGTTGTTAGCACCTTGCACACATAAACATCTTTCAGATAAGAAGTGAACTTCCATTGCATCTAAAGAAGATGTAGCAGCTCCACCAACAGATCCAGTTAACCAAGACTTCATCTTTCTGTCGTCAGCTTCAGAAGCTCTATAACGTACATGTAAGAAAGGTCTACGGATATTCTGTCCAAGTGATTGGTCATATACAGTTGAAGTTCCAGCAGGAATTAAGATACCGTTTACTGAAGCGTCAGCAGCAATTCCTCTTGTAGAAGCATCGTTTAAGTATTTCCAGTCAGTCTTGTAGAAGTCATAAGAACCTCTTCTGAATCCAGAAAAACCTAAATTTAAAGCCATTTGCTCAGAGTTGTTAAATACACCGTAAGCAGATCCAGCACCAGTGTTATTACCGTCTAATCCAGCTAGCATATCATCAAAAGCTAAAGCAGTTACTCTGTTTAAGAATAACATGTTTTCCTCAATAGCTCCTTCTTTATCCAATCCTTTAAGAATGTTGTCAAAGTCACTTAAGGATCCAGCGTACGCGTTATCAACTTGTCCTCTACCAGTTACAGCAGCGAATAAACCTTCAGTACCTTCGATATTAAGTGAAGCTGCTCCCGTAGCTCCTGCTGCAGTTGCTTTTTCTCCTTCAATTACAGACATTTCTAAATAGTCTTCAAAACGCAAACGAGTTTCTCCTTCACCTTTTAAGTACCATAAGTATCCAGAGTCTCCTCCTTCAGTAGTTACTTCTACCCATCCAATTTGAGATGCGTCAGATCCACTTACTTCATACTTGTCTTTAATAATAATTGGCTTGTTAGAAAACTGAGTGAAAGAAGGTTCAATAGATACAGCAGTAGTATCAGTTCCTTTTTGGTATTCAGATCCATAAACAAATACTTTTACTGCAGTTCCGTCAACTGCTGCGTGAATCTGAGCAGTAGTTTTAGAGTAACCTTTAATTGTAGCAACTGTACCTGATACTGCTGAAACATAAGCTTTTTCAGAAGCACTTCCATTTTCTTTAATAACTAAAATAGTTTGTCCAACCGCTAATACATGAGTAGCTGGTAATGCACCTAAAGCTCCTGCAGTAGAAAGAGTAAGTCCAGTGTAAGAAACGTGTAATCTGTTTTGTTCAGACCAAACTACTTGATCAGACGTCATAGGAATTTCAGCTCCTACCATTTTTAAAAATCCTCCAATAGTTCTGTTACCGTATCTTTCAACCTCAGCTTCATAAACTTCTGGAATGTACTGTTGTGCCCAGTTTGCACTATCTGCACTTGTACTTGTAAAGTCGATATAGTTTGTTGATAATACCGATTTTTTTGCGAAAGGCGTTAAGCCTGTTCCACCTGTTAATGCCATAATAAAATGTTTTTAATGTTAATTGTTAAATGTTTTTTTAATCTTTAATTTTGAAGAATCAACACCGCTTATTGCTCGTACTTTAAATCCACCAACAGTAACTTCGGAAGGCGCCGTCGACCTCGCTTCTAAGCTTGTGTTTTTGGATTTTGCAACTACGTCTTTTACTGCATCAGCCTTGCCTTGCTCATAAAAGTGTTTTGCAATAGTATCTACATTTTCAGCAGCATAAATAGCTTTGTGATAACCTTTCGTATCCTTTACTTCACCTTTGTCATTTAGGAACTTCCCAATAAGGTTATTAATGTTTGATTGGTTTTCTGCAACTTTACTTACATTTTGAATGCCATATCTAAATGTTTTTTCACCTAATTTGAAATCAAAACCTTTGAAATCTTGGTTAAACATTTGTTTAGTACTTTCTTTAAATGCAGAATGCTGTTGCTCAGCTACTTTCTGATTCTCATTGTATCGGTTAAAAAACTCCGAAGCTTCTTTTTGTTCTGGCGACATACCTGGTCTCAACTTGATTTCCGAGTAATATTTGTCTTTCAGACCTTCTAAAAACTTTTTCGCTTTTGCAACCTCTTCTTTTTTTGCGAGTTTCTTTTTGCGGATGTCTCGCTCCTCATCTATTTCTTCGTCAAATTCAAAACTGTCTTCCATTAAGAAATCAATTTCAGCAGCATCTAAATGTGACTTTGTTTGTTTGTAATATTCTGTTAGTAATGTATCTGAATCAACATTACTGTAATCTGCGTTTAGTCTAACGTAGTCTTGTACAGTTCCTCCAGTTTCTTTCATGAAGTCAACTAGCTTTTCTACGTTTTCAGGTAAATCTGCTTTAGGAGTAGATTGAATAACTTGCTCTACTTCTTCCACCGTAGACTCTTCCGTTACTTCTCCTATAGTAATTATTTCTTCTTCTGAAGCGCTTTCTACTTCTTCTACTAGTGCAACAGGTTCTTCTACTAGTGCAACAGGTTCTTCAACTGATAATGATTCAGGAGAATCCGTTTGCTCTTCTACTTTTGGAGCAGACAAATCTACTTTAGTAACATTGTCTACTGGTGTTTTTGGACCTTCTCTAAGATCTACTTTAATTGTTTCTGACATGATATAATATTATAAAATTAGTAAATAGTTATCACCTAGGTTCAAATTGCTCTAGGCCAAATCCACCGAGGTTGTCAAACCCTGCAGATTCAAAATTCTTTGGTAAAGAATCATTTTTTCTTTGATCAATTAACTCGCTTTGTTGAGTTGCTTGTATTTTTGTTCTATCGTCTTTACGATCTTCTTTATATTTTTCTTCTTCTCTTTTACCTCCAGATTGAGCTTGTGCTAATTGCATATTGTATTGGAATTCTACTTCCATTAATTGCTTTTTAATTTCAGCTTCTTGCTGTAGCTTTTGAATAGCAAATTGAGATTTTGATTGTTCAACCTGTATTTTAGTTTGAGATAAAGCTTGTTGTTTTTGAACTTCCGCCATAGCCGCTGCTTCAGATGCTTGAGCATTTGCTTGCGCTTGCGCTTGTATGTTAGCTTGCTGAGCTGCTTTATCCGCTTCTTCTTTCTTTTTTCTTTTAAACTTAATAGACTCGTTAGCTAACTTAATGTTTTTTATTTGTCTGATGTCAATAGCGTCTTCTAAATTTATACCACCAGATTGCAATGCTACCTGTATGTTTTGCTCCAACAATTGTTTTTCTTCCTCATCAGGCTCTAATTCTAAAAAGATACCGAAATCGTGAAGATTTAAATACACAATTTCTTTTAGTATTTCAGCATTGTACACAGAGATACTTGATTCTATTGACTGCCTAGTTAAAGGGAACTCTATTACATCAGCTACTTTTAAAGATATGTTTTCACACGTTTTAAGAGTCAAATATAAACTAGCTTGTAATATATGTCTTGTAGCAACGTTTGATTGATTAGCGGCCATTTTCTGTAATCCTACCAAAGCATTTTTATCTGGTTGGCTTCCGTCTCTCGCTTCATTTAAACCAGTTACGTCTCTAATCATCTGTAAGTAATATTGATACGTATTAATTAAAGATGCTATTTTACCTTGACCTGAAGACGACGTTAATTGTTGAACTGGTATTTTACCTCTATTCATATCTCCATCTTGCGTAAGTGATCTACCTACAACACTACCAGTTTGAAAATACATATTCAATGCCTCTGCTGGGCTATACGACGTTCCATTACCTAAATCAACTTCTGCTAAACCGTCCATATCTAAGAACACTCCATCTGGAACTATCTTAGCCATTACTTGCTGTAGCTTTAAATGAGTCAACTGAATCATATCAGCAAAACCTGTAATACGACTTACTAAAGACTCTATCTTACCTTTATACATTCTAGGTGCACAAATAGAATAATTCATAGATACTTTAGTTGTATCAGCAAATGGTCTTGTCATATTCTCAGCAAGTTCCCATTTAAGCATTTTATTGTAACCTAAAACTTTTACACCTGAGTATATAGCTTCTATAGTTCTAGATACTTTTTTAAACGTATCGCTTTCAGGTGGATTAAACTCATCTGTTTTTTCAATAGCTTTTTCTAAACCTTGATCTGTTTTTTTAATTTTAAAAACCTGGTTCATATAAGTTTTATACTCAAAGTATACTAAATTTACTTTGCTATCATCATGACTACTGTATCCTGTGGTGTAATTATTTGATCCACCCATTTTCTCAATTTCCTTCATTTCTTCGTTACCAAGATGAGGAAACTCTTTTTTAATTTCAGCAAGAGTAACTTCTTTTGATTCACCTACGTAATAAAGATCCCCAAAGTTAGGGTCTTCGGTATATGAATAAACTAAATTAGCAGGATCTACATAATCAATAGTTATACCTTCTGATTTATTAAAGTTAGTTTTAGTAGCCGCAATACCTATAGTAGTTAAATCATAATTTAATCTACGCTTTGTTAAAGTATACTTATTAGTATCTAACACAGTATTTATTACTTCTTCTTGAGCTATTTCTATATTCTGCTTATAGTCAAGCTGCATATATAATGAAAGTTGATTTTCATTTTCAGGTAGCATAGAAGGATCTTCTACGTTATAAGTATCCATACCTAACTGAGACATCATACTCTCGTTGAACTCTCTAGTGTTCATATCCGCGACAATAGCAGATACATATTCTGTTCTTTGCTTATTAGATTCAGGATCTTGAGCAAATGCTTTTATATCGTAATTTTTTTGCGATATACCGTTAACTACTATATCTACAAATTTAGGTATTACTGGTACAGGTTTCCAATCTAAATTCAAGTAAGACAAATCGCCGTTTATTGACAATTCATCTTTATATTTTTGAATAGACTGCTCACCTCTAGAATATAATCTAAGTTCATGAAATCTAGCATAGTTCGACGAAAACCTGTTATTGGAAGATCTAGAACCCCCGAACCATTCGTGCTCTATTGCTCTAGCTACTCTTAATCCATACTCTAAACTAGCTTTTTCTTCATCGCTAACAGTTTGTGTAGGAAACGAGCTATTGTAATTAGTTTCTATCATTTATTTTATTATTTTCGAAATAGATCCGTTATTGTCGTATCTTTTAAAAGGTAAAGATATTTTACTTTTTTGCCTAGTAGCTACCGGTGTATACCTGTTTTTGTTACAAGCCATAATAGCTAAACCTGAACTTATAGAAGCATCGTGTTTTGTTCTGTTATTTATATTAAACTTTGCCCAGTCTTCTAAGGTTCTTTGCATGTACATATTCCCATAACCTTCTCCTAAATAACCAACGTGGGTTTCTATATAAGATTCAATAGCAGCTGCATGAGCTTGTTTTATATCTTCACTTGAATTTGGTATACCTCCAATTTCTTTTTCTGTTACAGATAGTTTATTCCAAACTTTATCTGGTCTATTCATACTGTAACCTCTATATCCTCTTCTTTTAAAATGATACAGTAATCTAGGTTTATTGTTTTCCGCTAGTATAGGCATACCGTAAAACACACAAGCCATAAGCACATCCTCAAAAAACATTTCAGCAGTTGGAGGTCTTGATATATACTCTAGGAAAAAACAATTAGGTGGAGCATCTTCCATGCTAAACTTAGTTAATCCGTGCAAAGCTCCATTAGAACCTCTTTTATCTACTGTACCTGATATATCGTAACTATCACATCCAAACGCACCCATATGCTCGTTTCCTGGATATTTAGCACCATTCTTTATTATCACCTGGTTTTGAAGATTATTCGGAGGAACCCAAGATATTTTAAATCTACCGTCTTTATTAGGGTAAAATACTACTCTAGTATCTTTTATTCCGTTTTCCCAAGCAAAGCTTCCTGTTGTGACTACTGCTGTATTTTTTAAATCTTCATTATAGTCTACTTGTTCGTATATCTTAGTGAGGTTGAATATAGATTCTTTAGCTTCATCTCTGAAAGCGTGTTTCTCTGTTCTTGGAAACTGACGATAATATTCATTTAAACCGTCTTGATCGTTCTTTAAACCATCTACTTCATTTTCCCAATGCTCTATTACCCCATAATCTATTAGTTCTCCGTCGACTCCTTTGACTGGTTCTTTGGGAGTGTCGAACACAGGTAGTCCAAAAGTATCAATGAATCCTTCGTAGTTCCATTCCATAGGTATGAACAAAGAATATAATCCTGAGCTAGTCTGCCCATTGCGGTTCCTTTTCTTAACATCTGAGGCATTGTATAAACTTTTAAAATTATTACCACCTTTTTCTAAAGCATTTGATGTTGATCCCATCATACACTTACCTATAACTTTTCTACCTAATCTTAAACAAGTTTTTGTTACCCTCCAGTTGTTTAATATATTGTCAGGCCTTTCCCATTTTCCACTTTCGTCGTGCACTAATAGCTTTAGCTTTTCACCATCATAAGAGTTGTCCCCTGTATTTTTCCAGTCAATTGTAGTATCTAATCCTACGATTTCTTCTAACCTATCTTTAGAGCCTAGTTTTTTTCTTGTTAATTTACTAGCAGGTACTCTATACGCTAATTCTGTTTTAGGACGATCCATACCGTCTTGTATTGGCTTAAAGAAAAACGGGTAGTTAATAGAAATAGGTACAACCTTATCTGTAAACATTTTTTTTGCGTCACTACCTGATTTAGAAAGTATACCAAACCTAGCGTCACTTGACATTGTTGCTTGATGAACAGTTTCGGACGATGACATAAAAGAAAACCCAGAACGTCTATTTTTAAGATAACACATTCCATAACTTCTACTATCAGCTTTACAAGCTTCCCAAAATATAAAAAATAATCTATTCGATTCTCTAAAGTCAGGTTGTCCTACATCTATCTTTGTCCATTGCAAGTACATATAATGCGTACCTGTAATATATGTTGGTTCACCGTTATTATAAAACCAAAAACCATCTTCCCTATATGTAAATTGTTGATCTATATAATCAAACCATTTTTCTTTAAAATCTAAAGGATAATCTTCCCAATCAAAAACACTTTTTATTTTTGTTAGTTCTTTTGGATATTCTGAAGCCTCCCAGAACTGCTCTTCTTTCTTAGCAGAACGTTTTTGTACATTTTTTGTTGATTCTGGTAAAGCGATTCTAAGATTTTGGATATTATATATTTCTCCAATCTTTCCAGTTTTGCTAATAACCACGACGTCATAATCAGCATTGTAACCATATTCCCACTTTTTATAGCGATTCATTCGCTTTATTACCTGAGGCTTGATGTAGTTTTCTTCTACACTATATAAAGTTTGCTTGTACATCTTATTTAGATCTACGTTCTGCAAAACCCTTAAAAGCTTTTTCTTCCTTTTCTTCTTTAGGTTTATCGTTTAACTTATCTTCTTCTTCCTGTATTCTTTGTAAAATTTCAAAAGCATCAAATATAGCCAACTTTTTTGTTGCTGCAGCATTTTTTAATCTGTCTGCAGAAATATCATCATCAGAATCTACAATAGCTTCTTTAGCTACTTTAATTAATTCTTCAACGGCTATTTGCCCAGCTAGGATAATATTCTTTTTCGTTTCCTTTATCTTCATACTTAATTACAATATCATTAGATTTCATACAATATAAACGCTTATTATCAAAAACAAACTCAAACTCAGAGTTAGGCGTAAACCCTATTAAGTCTCCTGGAGTTATTTTAAGCGCCTCTAAGGACTTGTTACCGTATTTTAGTATACCAACAAGTTCCTTTTCTTTTTGATCCTTTAAAACATCTGTTTCTATCACAGGTGCAACAAAGCAGTAATCCATATTAGTGTACCATTGTTTGGTTTTTTGGTACATGTATATTTGATCAGGACTAGCGAAGTACATATTGTCTTTAAAAAATGTAGAACCGTTTTTTTCTACGCCTCTAATGTCGTACCATCTTCTAAATATATTATGATGCACTATTACTTTATCACCTGGTCTTATATCTGTTTTTAAAGCAGAGGGGGTTGAAACAACAACAGCCTCCTTGCTAACAGATCTCCAATCTTCTACTTTTGTATTAGTAATAAGATTTTTATC